TACCCTCTCATGAGATAAGTGAAGAACCGTGTACAATGAAACATACAATCTTTACAGCTTCTATAGTTGGGGGCTTTGGCGTAGACCAAGTCTTTAATGTAGTTGCAAAAAGACCGTATTATTCGTATATTTGGATTGGCTTAATGCCACTCGAAATGCGAACTGAAAATCTCATTATAACACACTAAATAAGGATAGTTATGGATATTAATGTCAGAAAAGTATCCACTGACTGGACGACTTTACCTACTGGGTTGACTTGGTATTTTATCGGTCAACCCAAAACAGGTAAGACAACTCAAGCCAGTAAATGGAGTCCCAATGGAGCCGAGGGATGTCTATTAATTGATACTGACTTAGGCTCTGATTTTGTTGAGGGAGCAAATACAATTACTGTTACCTCATTAAATACTCCAACAAGACCCAAAATGATTGATAATAAACAAGTTACAGAAAAAGGTAAACCTGTTACAGAGGTAGTACCTAATGATGAGCGTGGTTATTATAATCGTACTGGAGATGTTGGAGAACCAATGGAAGTATATTCTATGGTAGAAGTATACTATTGGTTAAAAGATAATTTGCAGAAATTACCTTATGATACTATTGTTGTTGATACTATTGACCACATAAATAGGTGGATTGAATTAGAAGTATGTGATGAAAGAGGTCAAGCAGCAATGGGTGAAGGTTCTTCTTGGGGTGCTGACTGGGCACAAGCTAGAAAGAAGAATCTCGACATAGTAAAAAAGTTTCAAACATTGTGTAAATCATTAGGGAGAAATCTTGTTTTGATTTCACATGCTAAAAGTACCGTCATTACAGACGGGAAAAGCCAGTTAGGGCCTGAACTCCCACGTGGATTAGCTTATGCTCTAACGGCAAGTGCAGACGTGATAGGGTACGCTACAGCTAGTAAGGAAGATGGAAAGTTTTATCTTTCTTTTAAAGCATATGATGAAAGGACTGTAGGCAGTAGGCTTAAGCCTTTAGCTCAGAAAGTCCTTGAATTTGATTACGATAGCGTAATGAATGAAATACTAAAATACAAAGAAGAATAGGAGATGCCTATGCCATTCAGAGGTACCAATACTCAAGCCTCTAGCGATAGTGGTAGTGCACCATTTCTTGGTTTTCAAGAAGTTGCATTAACTGATGTCGTAGATAGATCAGCTGATTATCCAAATATGGATATGTTTCTAGAAATACATTTTAGAAATGGAAATTCACAATATCCCTGGAAATATAGCCTTTTAGGCTCATTTGACAGAGAAGATGATGATACCATATCAGGTAGCAGCAGTTTATTGAAAAGAATCTTGTATTTTACAGATGCTATTGGTTGGACTGGCGGAGTTAATACTAATGGTAAGTGGGTAGACGAAGATGATAAACCTGTTGAAGATATTGCGGGTTTATTAAATACTAAGTTTACTGTAGCTAACTATGGTATGACTGACTCAGAAGCGGATAATAAGTATTATATATTTACTTATAAGAAGTGGAATGAGAAAGCTGGTAAAGCATACACAACTGTATGTCCAAAGATTGTTAAGAATAATGACTTTGGTCGTAAAGACCTTGAAAGTTATGTTCAATACATGAAAGCTAATAAATTCATTGTAGAACATGATGACACTTCAGTACCTGTTTCAAATGGAGAAATGACTAGTACCACTACTGGTAGTTCTCGAAACACGTTCTAAGTGGAACTTTATCACGAAGTAGCAATAGGGGGCCCTCAGAATAGAGGGCTCCTTATTCCTCAAGAACAAGTTATTGATGTTATATTAGAACATGGTGATAAATATGCTGTATATAAGAGCTTATATCTGTATGATGAAGAAGGAAGACAATATCATAAACTAAGAAAAACATTTAAAGATTTTTTAGGAAAAAGATATATTAATAATATATTAATTGATATTGATAGAGGCGACAATACAGATGAATATACACTAAACAAAACAAAAGGTGTATTATTTGAACTAGAAGAATTAGGAGTTCAAAGACGCTCATATAATATCTATTTTAGTGGGACTGGATATCATATAATGATAAGTGGAGAAGTCTTTAATTTTCCAAAGGGAAGTTCAGATTTACCATTTATTGTTAAAGAAACTATGAATAATTTATTCAGTGATATAGATTTAGCGGTGTATAATAGAACATCAATATATAGATGTGCTAATACTTTAAATCCAAAATCTGGACTATATAAAATTCCATTAACACATAATCAAGCGCAAGAAGCTTCAGCTGAAGAAATAATATCTGAAGCAAACAAGCAAATCATACTTGATACTGATCCTATTTGGGGAGATGGTGAACTTGAGAAAAAGGTAATCACAGAAGTTCCTCAAATAAGAGTAATGGAATCTAATGTAGAACCACGCAATATTGTACCCTGTGTTCAAAAGATGTATAAACTTGGCCCAGAAGAAGGTTCAAGAAATAATACTATGATGCGAATAGCATCCCATTTCTTTAGACATGGTATACCAAGTGAAGCTGCAAAAGCTTCATTATTGCATTGGAATAACGGACAATTAAGAGATGATGTTATTATCAAAAAAGTAGAAGACACCTATCGTGGTGGATATAAATATGGCTGCAAAGATGTTTTAATGGCTAAGTATTGCCAAACACATTGTATTCATTACAAAAGAAAAGATTATTTGATTGATGTAAAGAACAGCGAAGAGCTGCAATCAGAACTAGCAGAAAGACTTGAAACTGATTTCTCTGGTAGAACAATTGATTTAGCTGAGTCTCTGGGTGTACATGATAAAGATGCAACAGTATATCCAGGAGAACTAGTTACTATATTTGGTTCAACAGGTGCAAATAAAACAGCACTTGCTCAAAATATAGTATTAGGTTATAACGCTGAACATGATCAAATAATAAAAGAAAAACAAATACCAACATTATTCTTATCTTTAGAGCTATCTGGATTTGTGATGCATAGAAGAAATTTACAAATTGTTTCAGGAGCAGATAAAAAGACTGTTATGAGCAAATATAAAAATCTCTATAGCTATCACAAAGAAGAGTTGAGTCATATAATAATGCAATCAGTAAGCCCTACAATACCTCAAATACAAGACAAGATAAAACAACTACAACCAAAATGTGTTGTAATTGATTATATAGACCTTGTAGATGTTCCTTTTAATAAAAGAGGAGAATATGAGAAACTTAATTACATAAGTCATTCTCTATCAAATGTAGCTGTGAATGAAGATATAATTATTATACAGATTTCTCAAGTGTCAAGAGACTACTCAAGGAATCAAATAATGGATTTATATGCGGCTAAAGGTAGTGGAGCAATTGAAAATGCCTCAAGAAAGGTTATTGGAATAACAGGTTCTTCAGACGAAACTGAAAAGAAAGTATCCTTGTTTAAGAACAGCGATGGTGATCTCTTCGATGTTAAGTTAGAATGGACACCCTCATTTAGACTAAAAAGGAAAAAGCCTGAGGTTATGCATAGCAAGGTAATGAATAATAAATTCACACTAGTGGAGGACAAGTGGCAACAACAAAAGAAATAGTTGGTGAATTAATTGATATAAATCAACAAATGGAGCTACTAGAAAAACGCCCTGACATTGACATGGAAGAGCACAAGCTTCTCGAAGAGAAGCGAATGACACTACACAAACAAGTCAAGACTAAAATCCAAAATGTCGACTACTTTATGATGGAACTTAACAAAAAAGAACACTTGATTGACGCTGAGGTTGAAGCATTAAAAGATGAGATTGACAGACTAAAATCAAGAAGAAGAGGCTTGGAAAGAACAAAAGATTTCTTTAACAAGAATCTTCTTCCAGCAGTAATAATGGAAATTGGAAATGAAGATGGAGTATATGAAACTGATACCGCAAGGTATAAGCTTTATGAAACATTTGGCCCAGTTGACGTTGACGCTCATGTTATATCAGATGACTTTAAGAAAGTAGAAATAGTTGAGAAATTGGATAAGGTGAAAGCTAGAAAAGCTGCAATATCAGCATTTAACGCTGGAGAAGAAATGCCTCCTGGCATTGTCATAAACAAAGTTAAACGAGTAAAGAGATCATAATTTGGACTCATTATTATCTCTTGCACTCTTTGAATATTTGTCTATAAATTATACGGGCTCAGTTGCTCCCATTCCTTATGGTGGGACAGTGAGTAAAAACACCTACGCTGAGCCCTTATAATTATGAAGTATGATAAGACAGCATTTCAAGAGGTATTAGAGCCTCATCATCGTACTTACTGGAAGATTGCTTATACCAAGCTACAGAGGAAAATGCAAAGCCTCAAATCCTCCCTTAAGAAACGATCAGAAGATTCAGAAGTAGTATTCGATATTACAATGGATCAGCTGCGTGAAATGTTTTATCATAGTTACGGTAAATCATGTAAATACTGCAGAAGAAAAATGACATTAAGAAATATGGTTTGTGATCATATCATTCCACTGGCAAAAGGTGGAGACTCTGTTATAGATAATCTACAGTTAATATGTAAATCATGTAATACCAGAAAAGGCCCATTAGATGAGAAAGATTTTGAAGAACTTATCTTATGGGTAGAAACATTAAAAGATGAAACAAAAGAATACGTGCTAAGAAAATTAGCAAAAGGAGGAAGATACTAATGGAAAATAACAGACAAACAGATTGTGAACGATCTTATAGAAGAGGATATCGTCATGGATATGATCAAGGCACAGACGATGTAAGAGATTTTTCTTGGAGTCAGGCAGCTAAGTTTTTTGATAAAATCTTAATGCCTTGGGCTTATTTTAAGAAAATTCCTAAAAACAGAGAGGGTAAGACTGAAACATATTTCCCACCATTATTAAGATTTTGGAAAACTAAGGGAGGAAAATAATGAAATTAGACCGTGAACAAGCTGATATAGTCATGACAGCTTTACAAAATCATAGAGCAGAGCTCTATATAGATGGCAGTAAAAGTGAAGAAATGGAAAAAGTAAGTAAGATTATTCTTACCATTGAAGAAGAAATGGAAGCCAAGAGACTAGACCAACAAAAAATAATGATTAATGAACAAAAAGTAAAAGATTTTAACGATAAGTCAAAAATTGTCGACACGAATTTTACAGGAGTTGGTTCTGAAACTGGTATAGAAGAAGACTACAGGCAACAAGGTAAGCCAGGATGTGAGGTTTGCGATGACTAGCTTGCGTATAGTAGAATACACAACAGAAGGACAAACTTTTACTGATTATATAAAAGAATGTCAAGGCGAATATGCAGACTTAGAGTTAAAAAAATCAAGAGGGTACAGAGAGTTTTATGAAGGATATATTGATGGAGTATGGTTTATGTATACTCCATCTTTAACACAAGAGGTTGGTAAAATAGAATATTTAGTACCTGAAGACCCAGATGTTTATGAAAAAATAACTAATAAGAAATGGGCAAAAGCAGCCTATTGGCGTATTGTAAATTCAGTTAACTATGGATACAAAAAACAAAGATGGCGTCCAACTAGTTTTTTAGATGGTGAAGATTACACCATAAGATGGAGCAAGAAAGACAATACCTTAACTATTAAGGAAAAAAACAATGACTAAAAAACAAATGATGCAAAATAAAATAACGCATCTAGAACAAGCTCTACTTGAAGCTGACTTTGGTATGCGTCAAATGGCTATGAGAATTGACGAAATGCAATCTAAAATCAATAAGTATAAAATGACTGATGATTTGTCTCATCTTACTCAAAACAAT